TTTTGGTTCAGGAAGATCAATTTTTTCATTTTTTGGTTGAGTCATTGATTGTTTGGGAACACTACCACTGGGAACTTCTGTTCCCGAGGCTTCGCCAGATGAAATGGCTCCAGCCCCCCCTTTGGTCCCGGCTCCATCTGTTGGTTGTGTAGCCTGCGGTTTTTGTTGACCGCCGCCTTTCTTTGCTGCTTCTCTTGCGGCCTTTCTTCTTTCTAACTCACCTTTCATTTCCATGTATGCTGGTGTTTGCTCGGTTTGTTCAACACCTTTTCCAAATAAACCACCACCACGGGCGATACCTCTCATTCTATTTTCAATTTCAATATCACCAGCTTCACTATCGGCAACGGCTGGACCACCAGAACTTGGTGTCCATGCACCACTTTTTTTATCAACATTTCCACCAGTAAAATCAACATCTTCATCGCCTTGGGCGGTTGGTGAACCTCCTACAAGACCACTTCTTTTTCCGCGACCATATTTGGGTGCAGTAGTTGGTTCTTCACTCAACAATTGTAGTTTTTTTTCTAGTTGTGCTACTTGTTCTTGAAGTTGTAGAGCCTTGTAATAATAAAGTTTAGTTATTTGGTCCATGATTAGATCCTATATGATTTTGGTGCGGTTTGAGATGCTGATTGTGTCTTCGTGCCAGTTTGTGTTTGGCTTGCCATTTTTGATTCAGCTTCTTTTCTTCTTACTTCATCAGCCTTCTTTGCTAAATCTGCAACAACAGCACGATTTTCCGCTTCCTTTGCTGCTTTTTGTTCTGGTGTTCTAAATTTAATTTCTGCTTCACGTTCAACCATTCCAGCAATCTTCTCATCAGACATGTCTTTTGAACCTTCTAGTTCTCTTTGAGCTCTTAGTCTGTTGACTTCAATTGTCCCTCTGCCAGAGGAAGATTGTTTCGACACATCAATTTGGCCCATTCTAGCGAGTTTTTCTTCAGCTTCTTGTCTTCGTTCTAAGTTTCTTCTCTTCCAGTATTCAGTACGTCCCTTGACAAATTTTTCTCTATCTACATTGGGTGGTGTTGCTTGTGGCTTGTTTTGCTTATCACCAAAGATTCCGCTTTGACCGCCCCTATTCGGATCGTTCATTGCAGCTATTTGATCCGGGGTTTGTTGAGTTATGTCTTTACCAACAAATTCTCCAGATTGAGGTTGTTGTTCAGGCTCCTCTACTGGAGTTGGTGCAGGAGTTTCTTCTGCTGCAGCTGCTTGTGTTTCATCTGCGGTTTTTGTTTCTGCATCGGTAACCATAGCACCAGATGCAGTTTGTTGTGGAGTAGGAGCACCAGTTTCTCTGCGCTCTGCTTCGTCAGCAGCCAATTGCTCTAAGCCTTCTTCGCGCTTTAATTGTCCAGCAAGTTCACGCATTCTCATTTGCTCTCTTGTGAGAGGTGTACCGGGCTTAACATCCTGTTTGTCAACCTCTCTCATCAATTCATCGGAAGTTGGCATTGCAACACCAGCTGCACGTTCCATCTCGGATTGTCCTGCGGTCCTTGAAGTGGCTGAACGCATTCTGTTTTTTCTAGCTCTTTCTTGAGATTCTGCTGCGGTCATTGCAGGAGCTGGAGCCATAAAGTCTTTAGCTTTTGCTGTTAGCCCGGAAATAAAATCATCCCAGTAACCTTCATTCAAACTTCTGAATGGATTTGTATCAACATTCTTTGTAAAGGCTTTACATTCTGGCTTAAATCTTTTTTCATTATTTTGAATAAGATCTAATGCTTGACGGATACCGTTTACGGTGTTAGAATTTGATCCGTGTATTTGTTGTTTAAATGGCTTATTTTCTTCCAAGATAGTTTTAGCACTGTCAACCAATCTAGATGGTTTCTTGACCTGCTCATTAATTGGCTTCTTGGAGGTCATAAAGTCTTTAACTTCCCAATAAAATTGTCTATCTGATTTTTTATCCATGGCTGTAAAATATTTAGAATTTCATAAATACTTAAAAGGTATGAAAAAACAGGTACTCCTGTTAAACCAAGATAATACTCCCCTGAATATTATCACTATCTCTAAAGCTTTTAAGCTTGTAGCCAAAGATAAAGTTTGGCTAGATGAATCACAAGAATGCTACGAGGTAGTTTCTGTATCAAAAATTGTCAAAATTCCAAAAGTTTTGATACTAAAATATTACGTAAAATTGCCATTTAAAAAGGTGGCTGCAAATCGTAAAAATATCATGCAACGTGACAAATATTGTTGTCAGTATTGCGGCATCGATCTTTGTGATCGTACTGCTACAGTTGACCATATTGTTCCTAAATCCAAAGGTGGCGGTTCTACTTGGGACAATCTTGTAACTGCGTGCAAAGATTGCAACTTGTTTAAAGGAAACAGAACTCCAAAAGAAGCAAAAATGGTTCTCAAATCAAAACCAAAAGAACCATCCTATGGATTTTTGTTTGAGCAAATGCTAATTAGTTTTAGGAAGACTTAATATGCCAAATTATTCATTCAAGTGCGAGGCATGCGATCATTCATTTGAGTTATTTTTGAAAATGAGTGAATCTGACAATCCTATCAAAGAAAAGTGTCCAAACTGCAAAAAGAAAAAGATTATTAAAGACTGGAGTCAGCAAAGCAATTCAATTGCAATGGATACGACATTGACTCCAACAAAAGTTAATGGTGGGGCATGGAAAGAAGTTATGGATAAACTTAAGGCAAACGTGCCAAAGAGATACCATGACAAATTAGACTATTCTTCAAAATTAAACGGTGGAAGATTTGTACGTTAATTTTTGTTATTGACCAAATATTTTAAAATGTAATAACTGTCTACAATGTCAGTTATTGGATTTGACAAAGTTTTTTGCCCAAAACTTAATAATAAATTGGTATTGGTTTCTTTGCTGAAGGTCTCGTACATTAGGGCTTTATCAGCGTTACCTTTGCCTGTGGCGTGTTTCTTTGACTTGGACGGCTCTACGACCGTCAGAGGAACCCCGGCCTTGTAGAGCTTGTGTTTAAAGATTCCCATATTCTCGGCCAAATGGAATACTCTTCCCTGAGAACCATACGAATAGCCTTCTATGGCTACCTCGGAGGCTCCAATACACAAATTTATAGCCCAGTCTGAAATACTGTCAAATCTATCAACATCGGCCACATATTCCTGAAAACTTTCACCAGTGATGTTTGGTAAAATTTTATCTGCGTATTTTTTAGTATTTGTTAGGTAGTAAAAAAAACAGTTATCAAATGTAAATGGCTTTCTCTCGTCATATAGACAGAGACACGGGCATGTTATCGAATAATCTACACCTATTAACATGTGGAACATAGATATTTATTCTTCGTACCAAGGCCAATCACAGAACCTTTCTTTCATAATATTATCTATCCACTCGTAATAGTAACAAACTTTTATGGCTCCATTATCTATTACATTCCCAGAAGATGGATCTACACCGAAGAATGATATTATTCCTGCCAATTTTCCAGAGTCTTCAAAAATTCCGCCACCCGAATCACCATAATAAACTGAGCCATTAAGTGCAAGCATTCTCATAACTTGGCCCCCGTCTTCAATAAGAGAGCCGTAATAGCGCATTAGACCCTTCTCGCTGACCTTTTTGTAGCCAAGGCTCCACCCAACAGTAATAACTTCTTCTCCCGGAATTAGATCCCACGGTATTTTTGAAAGTTCTGCTGGAGGTTCATAACAGTCTTCCTCTAAGATGCAAAGAACAATATCGTTCATTGGAAACCCCGGAACATATGGACTTGCTTTGTGTACTTTACCAATTCTTAAAAATTGTCCTCCATGAGTCCAAAAATATTTTGGAGGATCGTCGGACAATGCAAAACAATGCTGTGCACTAAGTATTGCATTTCTATGAATAAGAACCGCAGATCCTATTACATCACCTGATTGTGTAACTATAGCACCTACACAGGAGTAGCGGTCATCCTCAGCTAGCCCGATGGAATCGTACTTCGAAGAATCCAATAAGAATGCGGGGACTTCCGCTACTCCTTGTGTTTTTTCCTGTTCTGATTCAACTTGTTTTGGAGGAGACGATAGCGAATTGCAAGCAACGCTTGTCGCCATCACAACTGCGAGGATTAATGGCCTCAGCAACATGGCAAAAATATTTAGAATAAAAAACCCCCTTGCGGGGGTAAAATCTTTTGATTTTTTATGCTCCTCGGGCTGGAATCGAACCAGCGACATAGAAGTTAACAGCTTCTCGCATCTACCTACTGAGCTACCGAGGAGTGAAGAATCAGACTATCTGGCAACCACCAGCACTGCAGGCAAATTCCTTTGCCGACTCAGTATTGTCTTCTGCCTCATATTTAGAGAGCTCCTTAAAGTTAACTTTAACCTTCGGGTGCGCTGCATATGTTGCAGAATCAATTTGCTCAAATGGAGCCTGAGCGTATGTGTGATTGTCACCACCGGGAAGGAACGAGATGCCTGTTGCGACATCAAAGTTCTCCCAGAGCCAGTTACCGACTTCAAGGAACTCAGAATCCTTGTAGTTGACGGTGATCGATGGCTTGTGATGGCAGTAATGTTCCTGATAAGTCTTCCACAGATCCAAGTGATCCAATGCACGGAGATCTTCCGTGGTAATTGTGCCTCTTGGGGCCTTCATAGCAAAGGTAAAGACCGCTGTGTTATTAGGATTAATCACATCATCTTCGCAAGGAACGCCTTGATCCTTCATAAGATTGTAAATTGGATCCTTCTTGTCAATACGAATTCTACGATAATAGTGTTCAGCATAACGTGGGTGGAGACCTGATGCCGAATCAACCAAGCACGAAGTCGTTCCCTCTGGCTTGATGCATGTGATGGACTTGCTTGGATTGATGCCAAGCTTCTCTGCCCACTTCATGTTAGTTGCCGTCGCATGGTCACGGAGAGTTTCAAGTAGACGCACCAACTTTGGCTTGCCTTCAAGGCCACTGGTTAACTTGTTGTCGTAGATTCCGGTCATACTGACACCGAGTAGACGCTCCTCTTCGCAATTCTTCTTCCATTCGGGACGAAGGTATGGGAAGTCAGTGAAGGTAGATTGAACCGTACCGATGATGGTGGCAATCTCAATCTTCTTCTTCAAAGAAGCAGCAGTGTCGTCAGGACGAACAACGACAGTTGAGAGATTGCAGAACTCAAATGGCTTCAGGATGATCTCAGAGCATGGATTTGTGCCATACTCACAGTTCTCGTCTCTACCCCACTTGGCTGCTTGCTCCTGCAATGCCTTGCGGTTAATCATACCACGCTCACCGCTGTGGCTGTTGTAGAGCGAAGTCCACTCTTCAAGGAACTGGCCCATCGGAGGACGACCACGATAAACAGCAGAGTTGTTTGCGTAGGAACGGAATCCAGCCTGCTCCCACCATGCACCGCTCTTGCAGAGAGCCATCTCACGATCCGAAAGATCGCTGAGAGAGATCATAGCAGAGCGACGAACGCCACCGACGATGACTGCATTTGCAATTGCGCAGCAGATGTCGTGGCATTCCAGAGCAGTGAGTCTGCGTCCTTGTGCGTTGTAGAACACCTTGACGATGAACTTGAACAGATTGTCAAGAGGAGCAGGACCACTTGCACGACCACCAAAGGTCTTCAGTCTTGCACCCGCTGGACGAATCTTCGACAGATCCCACTTAACGTGACGACCTGCATAAAGGTGATCCATGATAAACTTAACTGCATTGCCCCAACCTTCCTTTGAGTCTTCAACAACATAAGTGATGTTAAAGACCTTTTCAATCTTGTTTGCAACTTGTGGGAGCTTGTCAGTGTATTGGTGTTCAACAGAATAACCAACACCAGTACCGTTCATGAGAACAACAAAAAGTTCCGCAAACGAATCAAGACTATCGATTGGCAAGTACGAGCAGTTGTACAAGCAAGTATTATCGTGATCCAATGCAGGACCAGCAGTCATCAAACTGCGCATGGAAGGAAGAACCTCAAGATTGAGGATTGCTTCCTTCACATCTGGACGCTCTGCAAGTTGCGGAACCTTAGCGGTAAAGTATTTCCACCAACGGTCAACACATTCCTCCCATGATTCCCGGCGATTGTAATCGGGCATCCAACGAGAGTAGCGAGAAATAAAAATAAACGATTGAAAAGGTGATAAAGTTTCTGCCATATTTGAGACTCCTTTGGTGGGTGTCTTTATTTAGTTGTTAGAGTTTGCCATGAAACTGGGAAAAGTGGAGCAATAATTTGTCCAATTGCCTCGGCAAATTTTTGAATTTCCCATTGTGCATGACTGTCAATTCTCAGGTTATAAACGCGGGCAAATGCGTAGAGAGAACCAGTCCACACAAATTCCGTATAAGTTCCTTGTGGCAATATTGAACGTGCCTGTTCAGGAGCGACACCATCTGCCAAAAGTTTATTGTAAAGATCAAGACATTCATTCAGGACTGTTTGGTATTCCTGCCTGAGTCTAATGCAGAGATCCATATCTTCAATTGCACCACTGCTTCCTTGCTTTGCTCCATCGGTAGGAGCACCGCGCCACATTGGAACATAAACTTCGGGTTCAAATGTAACATATCTGCGACTGACCTCGTTCATTACTAGACCAATCTGATGCTTACCAAGTTGTGCACGAACAAAGATCGGGCACTTGATGCGTAGGCTGATCTGCGGATGGCAGAACGGAGTAAAGTGGTTATGCTT